ATACAGAATCATCTGTTTGGTCAGAAGCAAGTTGGTTTAGCGTAATAGGAGGCTGATTAGATGGCAATTTCACGCGCACAACTAGCGAAAGAACTTGAGCCCGGTCTTAATGCCTTATTTGGCATGGAGTATGATCGTTATGAAAACGAACATGCTGAGATCTTTGAGACTGAATCTTCAGACAGAGCGTTTGAAGAAGAGGTGTTGATTGTTGGGTTTGGCAATGCGTCCACTAAAGACGAAGGCCAAGGTGTCCAATATGACAGCGCCAGTGAAGGTTTCACGGCTCGTTACACTCACGAAACAATAGCTCTTGCATTTTCTTTGACTGAGGAAGCGGTTGAAGACAATCTTTACGATAGGCTTGGAGCTCGTTACACCAAAGCACTTGCGAGAAGCATGGCTCATACTAAGCAGGTAAAAGCTGCTAACGTATTGAACAATGCTTTTAGTTCAAGCTTTGCAGGCGGTGATGGCAAATCATTGATTGCCACAGATCACCCTCTTGCTAATGGTGGAACTCTAGCTAACAGAGCTACTACCATGGCGGATCTTAACGAAACGTCATTGGAAAATGCTTTAATCAGCATCTCAACTTTTGTTGATGATCGAAACATGATCTTAGCAATGAGAGGAACTAAGTTGGTTGTTCCACCTCAACTTCAGTTCGTTGCTGACAGACTGCTTGAAACACCAGGAAGAGTGGGTACAGCGGATAACGACATCAATAGCATTAGGAATATGGGGCTCTTGCCAGAAGGCTATGCAGTCAACCACTTCCTGACGGATACTGATGCATTCTTTATCCTGACTGACTGCCCTGATGGGTTTAAGCACTTTGAAAGAACCCCAATCACCACCTCGATGGAAGGTGACTTCGATACTGGTAATGTTCGCTACAAGGCTAGAGAGCGTTACTCATTCGGATTCAGCAACCCTCGTTGTGTGTTTGGATCTCAAGGAGCTTAATAAGTTTCATGTGAAACAATGGAAGGTGGCTGAAAGGCCACCTTTTATTATCCTGACAGCGTAAGCTGACACTGGCCAAGACAGGAGAATAAAATGGCTAATACTACTTTTAGCGGACCAGTCCGCTCAGAGAATGGTTTTCAAGATATCGTAAAAAGCGCAACGACTGGTGATGTAACTAACACCATGACGCTTTCAAGCTACACTGCTACTATTACTGTTGCCAATGGCGCAACGACTGGTAAAGAAGCAGCTATCGGAATACCCTCTAATTTCATCCCAATGGGAGTCATTGTCGCTGTAACCACAGCCGCAGCTAACTCAGTAAACCTAGTCGATATTGGCACAGATGCCGATACAGACGGTTTCGTAGATGGCATATCTGCTGCTGTAAATAGCACAGGCTTTAAAGGGTTTTTCCCTTGTAACGGTGTTTTAGGTATGTCTGGCGGATCTACAACTGCATCAACAGAAACTGCTGATGAAGTAGAAGTTGTTGTGTCAGGTGATCCCGGTGGCGATACTGTTATTGTATTGAAGTTCTTTGGAATCAGTGGTTCCTCTGACGCATCTTAAAGGGAGGAAATCATGGCTGATGCAGTCACCTCGCAAACGATTCAAGATTCTGAGAGGAAAGCCGTTCTCAAATTTACCAACATTAGTGATGGTTCTGGCGAGAGCGCAGTAAAAAAAGTTGACGTTAGTGCTTTAGCGGCAAACTCTAGCGGAAGTGCTTGCACTGAAGTCGCTGTATCTAAGATATGGTGGCAGTGTGTAGGCATGGGCGTAGAGATGTTAAACGATGCATCTACGGATACTTTAATTATTGGTCTTTCTCCAGACTCCAATGGTATGCATGACTACTCTTCTTTTTCTGGAATACCTAATGATTCGGGTTCTGGAAAAACCGGAGACATTATGTTCACTACCATAGGTGCAAGTAGCGGAGATACTTACACAGTTATTTTAGAACTGTTGAAGACGTATTAATGACTACTTCAGGATCTAGAGATTTTGAACCAGATGTTGCGGAATACATAGAAGAAGCATTTGAACGATGTGGTCTTGAGTTTCGCACAGGATATGATGGGGTCACCGCAAGGAGATCCCTTAATCTCCTATTTGCCGATTGGGCTAACCGTGGTTTAAACCAGTGGACAGTTACCAATACGACAACTACATTAACTGAAGCCGCTGAATTTATTGACTTAACATCTACTACAATTGACGTACTCGATGTTGTGTTGAGAAGGACAGAAGGAAGCACCACTACTGATATATCAATGGAACAGCTAAGTCGTTCTGAGTATTGGAATATTCCTAATAAGTCTACAAAAGCCAGACCTACTCAGTGGTTTTTAGATAAGCAAATAACACCAAGATTGTATATATGGCCTGCCGCTGAGAACAGCACCGATCAAGTGTTGATCAATAGATTGGTAAGGATTGAAGATGCAGATGCGAGTGTGAACACAGTCGATATGCCATTTAGGTTTTATCCTTGTTTGGCTGCAGGACTTGCATATTACATCGCACTCAAACGAGCCCCAGACAGAGTTCAAATGTTGAAAGGTTTTTACGAAGAAGAATTTCAGAGGGCAGCAGATCAAGACAGCAGTAGAGCTTCGTTAAGAGTTGCTCCTGCTCTCTCCACTACCAGGAGAGCCTAATGGCCTATGCATCTGGTAGATATTCACTAGCCATATGTGACAGATGTGGCTTTAGATACAAGTACACTAAGTTAAGAAAAGAGTGGACAGGGTTCAGAGTTTGTTCTGAATGCTACGAGCCCAAGCATCCGCAATTAGATCCTCCAAGACATCTGGTAGATCCTCAAGCATTAAAAAATCCAAGACCCTCTGTGCCTGCCTCACAAGTGGCTGGCGCTGGTGTTGTTAGAACCATTGATCCTAATCGCATGATTACAGTTACTGGAGACTCAATAGGTTCTGCTTTTGATGGAATAGAGGTTACAATAAGCGTAGGAACGGTGACGGTGACAGTATGAGTTTTACACTTGCAACTTTAAAAACAGCAGTTCAGAACTATTGCGAAACATCAGAAACAACTTTTGTTTCCACGCTTCCGACTTTTATCAAAGAAGCTGAAGAAAGAATTTTAAAGAACGTAGAGATGCCTGTATTCAGAAAGAATCAGACAGGTACTCTGGGTTCAGGCAATACTTACTTATCAACGCCCGATGACTTTCTCTCATCGTACAGTTTGGCTGTGATATCAAGCAGTGTTTATTCTTATCTATTGTTCAAGCATGTGTCGTTTATAAGAGATTACACACCTAATGCCTCTACAACCGGATTGCCTAAATACTATGCTTTGTTTGATGACAATACATTTATTCTTGGACCAACGCCTGATTCGACTTACACAGTTGAACTCCACTACAAATATAGGCCAGCATCATTGACTGCAGGTGCTGACAGTGGAACAACATGGATATCTGATAATGCACCGGATGCATTGCTTTATGGCACTTTGGTTGAAGCTGCTACCTTTTTGAAAACACCAGAAGAAATACCCCTGTATCAGCAAAGGTTTGATATGGCGCTTCAAAGCTTAAAGAGATTAGGTGAAGGGTACGGAGCTAGGGATGAATACAGATTTGATATTGCTAGGAATTAAGCATGTTTGATTTAGAAGTAAAAATGGAACCTGGTAACATCAATGTTCAGACTACTTCTGAAAGAGGTCATACGTCAGAGGAACTAGCGGCAAACGCTGTGGCTAAAATTATCAACATTGCTGACAGCGCTGATCCTGTATTGAGACAACAAGCAGAAATGTTTAGAGAAAGAATGTTTCATGTCATTGTTCATGCTTTGAATCAAGGTATTAAAAGTGATAGAACTACTCTTTATAATGAATTTAAAAAACAAGGCCATGATGATATGGCTGAAATATTGAGGAAACTGTAATGGCTATCAGTCAAGCGATGTGTACGTCTTTCAAGCAAGAATTGTTGCAAGGCATACATAATTTTACGAGTGGATCAGGTGGGGGAACAACAACGTCTACCGGGTCTGGTAATGCATTTAAGTTAGCTTTGTATACTAGCAGTGCTAGTTTGGG